TCATAATTAATAATTAATATATAATATAATATTAATAATATATATATATAATATATTATTATTATAATATAAATATTTAATAATTAATAATAATATATATTATAATAATATAAATATATATATAATATATTATAATAATAATACTAGATTTATTTATAAGAAATATAAGAAAAGCAAAGAGTTATTTGGGACTCTTTGCTTTATATATTATATCTTACTTCTTTGTTTCTTATTCTTTTTCTTTACTTTTCTCCCCCTTTTCTTTTCTTTTTCTTATTCTTTATTTCTTTTCCCCATCTACCTGTTTTACCCCTATTGAATGCTTTTAAAATGCCGATTTTACCCCCCTACTTTTAACGTAGTTAAATTTTTTTATTCTGTTGGTATGTTTTTATTCTGATTGTATTAAAAATTGAACCTGCGTTAAATAAACCACGTTAAAATTGATTTCTAGACGTGCACTATATCCTACCCCGCCTTTTTGTCATTCCCCTAATACTATACTAATTCTATACTGATTATATTCTTATACCCTACTTAATATTATAAATTAATAATGACATATTATCACGTATAAAAGAAAATATAGCACCTATATATCAAATACAGAATGCTATAATTTCTTATGAAAAAATAATGAATTAGAATGGTATATCGGGTTTTTGTTCGGTGAGGCTAGCTATGCCTGGGGTAAAGTGCAGGTTAAGGGTGCCTATGCCGCCAGTAGTTCGATTTTTTTTCACGATAATTTTAGCGTCGCTATTTTGTGTTGTATCGTTATAGTAGGCGTCTCTATATACGAACATTACAATATCTGCGTCTTGTTCAATGGAGCCTGATTCTCGCAAATCAGAGAGCATTGGTTCTTTATTTGTTCGTGCATCTACGGCTCGATTTAGTTGTGCAGCTGCGAGAACTATCAATTTAAAATCTTTAGCTATAATTTTCAATTGGCGGGATAGTTCTGAGACTTCACGTTCTCTCACATCATAATTTTTAGTAGTCATTAATTGCAAATAGTCTATAATGACCACATCAATTTTGCGGGTATGTTGTAATTGATATATTCTACTGCGAAGGGTAACAATATCCAAGTTGCCGTGGTCATCAATAAATATAGGTAATTGTTGCAATTTTTGAAGTCCTTTTTTTAATATATTAGGTTTAGTTTCGATTAATTCACGAATGTTTTTGTTCAATACTAAATTCATTAATCTTACTAATAATTCTTCTTTTGTTGATTCTAAACTAAAAAAAGCTACATTAAAACCCTGCATAGCCATTCTATATGCCATATTAATTAATACTGCGGTTTTGCCCATTGACGGTCGCCCTGCAATTATATTCATTTGACCTTGCACGTATCCACCCATTAATATATCATCGAGCTGATTATACCCAGATGTTATGAATTTATGAACAAATGGATTATCACCTTCATCTAATAAGTTAGACATTTTAGATGCCATAGTATTTAAATCTTCAATAGCTTCAAATTGAGCTACCTGTGTGAGCTTATTTATCTGTATATTGAAATCTTCGATAATATCCAACGGATCCTCACGTGCATATATGCGTTGTTGCATTTTGGTAGATATTGCGAACATATAATGCCTTAAAGATTGTCCTAAAACTACATTGCAAATATCCCTAATGTTCTGTTTTTGCCAAGATTGAGAGAGTGTCAATATGTAATTTTTAACCTGCGTTGGCGATAACTTCTTGCTTAATCTATCCGTGAATATTGTAGGATTTATTTCGATGTTGTGAGTATATAAATTTACTAATTCATTGTATGCGTATTTATTTAAATCATTGTGTATGTGTATGGGATTAGGTGTCAATATGCTAATAACTGTGCCTATATTATCAGGCTCGACATACATACCTCCAATTAAAGCGTTCTCTGCATCCGTACTGATGATTTGTGACACTTATAACCTCCTTTAATATGTAAATAATAATTGTTAATTTAATTGTGCAAATTGGTCTATCCAATAATAAAATTCATTAGATAATGCTTCTTCACATCGTGCTTTGTATAAAGCAAGTATTCCAGTATGTTTTATATCTGGTATATTAAATAATAATATGGGAGCAGGCGACTGTGTATCATTATCTATCTGTGAATTGTTTTCTAATATCAAATATTCTAAATTTTTTTGAATATTCTTTTTAGTTAATGATTGTATGAATGTGTGATATTTATTGTATTGCTTCATTAAAGCATTATAATTCTTACACTCACTAAATGTTTGCGTGCATATTTGTTGAAACATTAATCCACAAAATTGTGATAAAAATATATGAGCTGTATTATTATCTATTTTCATTTTACCTACCCCCATTTTTACAAATATACTAAATCCATTTGATAAAATTTTTACCCATTGCAGTATCCTCGAATACAGGGAATACCCATATCCACGGTGCTGAATAATATATTAATGCGTCCATTATATCCCAAGTATGCAAATATACATATTTGAAATCCGGTCCATTTCCCGCCATTAACCAATTTGATATGACGCTAGATAATTTGAGTGCCTTTTCTGTAATAGTGTTGTAAGTATCGTCAATCTCTGGCATTGGGAAATCATTGATTACCTCGACATTAGAGAACCAATCATATGCGTAATCCACTATGCCCTTTTCATTTGATACTATAAGCAAATTAGATTGTTTGTATCTTTCATTAAAATCCTGGTCCATCATCATCCTCCTCGTTTGTTATTGAATCATCCTTATCAAAAGGTTCAGCTAAAAAGTCAGCGTCCATTTCTTCGTTTAACATTCTACCAATATCCTTGTCGGCATTAGTCTCACTGCGTGAAGATTCATAAGTCCCTACAATACAACTATTCGCTATGAGCGTTAAATTGAGCTTCTCCTGATATAAACCAAAATCTAAACGCCCAAAAACTGATACGTAAGGATGCTCGTGAGTGGTCAGCTCCCTGTATAAAGCGTCAATTTCAAATTCATTGAATATTAGCACTTTGATAAATACCGCCTGCTTAATGTTCTTAATAGGATAACGTAAAGTGAATGATAAATACCCCTTACCATTTTTTGCTGTTGCCATCTTGGGATAATATGCTATCCCCGTCATTGTGATTTGATTGTTATATTTCATTTCAAAAACCTTTAATTGTAAAAAATGCAAATTAAGTATTGTAAAGCAAATAGCAAAATAAATGTAATTTAATTATTTGTGAATTTGTAAATCATTGATAATAAGATAAATTAAAAAAAATATTTTTTTTGTGTATATTATATTATTTTGTTTAATTTTGTATTATAGAAAGAAAGGTATGATATGGAAAACGAAGTAGAATACAATCCCGACCAATTAAAAAAGGATATTGATGATTTAATTCGTCAAGGTGTTGAACGTCTTGCTGATTTTATTACTGATAATGATAGTAATTCTAATGAATTTTTTAAAGCAATGCAAACACTAATAACAATTAGAAAGACTTTGGATGGTACTAAAACAGACAAAAAAGGTATTGTAGATGACCTAGATGCTCCTACTAATACCTGGAACATTACTCCAAAATATCAAAAGATTGCTACATAATTATTATATAGGATGCAATTATTATTTATATAGGGTGAAACTATTGTTATATAGGATGCAATTATTATTTATATAGGGTGGGAGTAATTATGAAGTTAAGCGATTATATGAGCCCTACGGCAGTGCAGAAGCAGGCAATGGATTTATTGGGCACGGGTTCATATATATTTTATGGTGGTGCGCGTGGTGGTGGTAAGAGTTGGATGGCTTTAGCTGCTGCTGTGCGTTGTGCTATAAGTTATCCAGGTTTGAATGTTGTTATTATTCGTAAGACATATTCTGAAATTGAAGAGTTATTTATTAACGAGCTTATCAGCAGATACCCACCTGACGTATTTGGATATGTTTTTAAGGTCAAGCAGAAGGTAGCTGTATTTGATAATGGCTCACGTATTACTTTTCGTTCTCTTGAAACAAAGAATGATGCACAGAAAATTCAAGGGTTGGAATATCAGTTAATGATTATAGATGAAGCGCCTAACTTTCCAGAACATTTATTAAAGTTGTTATTTGCATCGTGTAGGTCGGCTAAAAATATTAATTTTAAAGCTACGGTATTAATGACTGGGAACCCAGGGGGTATTAGTCATTTATGGTTTAAAACGCATTTTGTAGATAGAGATTACACACAATGGTCGGCGGAAGAATTAGAGCAAAAAGAATATTTTAAATTTATCCCAGCTCGTATATATGATAATCCTTATCTCGATAGGGAGCAATATATCAGAGCATTGAAATTGCAAGATCCTGGCATATTAGAAGCCTGGCTTAATGGTGATTGGAGTGTATACGCAGGTCAGTTTTTTGATTCTTGGTCTGATGATGTGCACGTAATAGAGCCATTTAAAATACCACGCACTTGGAATTTTGCGGCTGGGTTAGATTTAGGATATACAGATCACCCAACGGTATGCTTATGGGGTGCTCAAGATCCTGACACTGGTAATGTATATATATTCCAAGAGTATACTGCTATGGGTGTAGCCGAACAATATATAGATGATATTAAACCTATATACGATCAATTGCCCCAACACATTATTTGGGCAGATCCTTCGATATGGGGCGAGAGTAAAATGAAAAATTATTTAGAAGAATCTGTGGCTAATATGTTTATACGGCGTGGGTTGCCAGTAATGCCAGCTTCTAATTCACGTGTAAATGGATGGCGGATAGTGAAGCAATGGTTGTTTCATACTCCTAATAAACCTCCCAAATTGCATATCTTTAATATATGCACCACATTAATAGATACTCTTCCAATA